AGCGCTCGCTCAGGCAATCGGCACACAAGGCACTCAAAAGGTTTTTGGCACTGCTATTTTTGACACCTGCCCGGCACTGTGGATGAAAAAGCAATGCCATCGCAGATGATCATGGGCCTCGGTGCTGCTGAGGCTCGGGAATCTGTCATCCTGGGAAAATGGCTCGCCGGTGGAAACCTCAGCAAGAGCGAGCAAGCCGAAATCGAGCACATCTTGCCGGTTGCGGTCTCGGTCTCTCGCTCAAAAAGCAACGGCTATGTCCGCGCGGCCGATGACTACATGCACATTGGTGTGGCCCGCCGGACCTTCTTTCGCTGGAAAGCCGCCGGTGAGAGTAATCCCGGCGGGCCAGACTTGCCGCCATTTGACGAGCCTGAGCAACTCGGGGCCTGGTATGAGCGAATGAAAGCACGCGGAGCTTTTACACACCAGTTTCCCAAAAAAGTCCGCGAGGCCATCACTGAGCACTTGCGAGGATCTCCACCAAAGCAAGCGGCCTCATTCACTTTGCCCGCTGGCCAGGCGAGACGGCTTGACGAGGCAACTGCACCGGGCAATCCCGTGCCATCAGCCTTCACCGCTGATCATGGAGTGGCGCAGGGTTTGAAATTCGAGATCGAGGCCGAGGAAAAGCGGGTCGCTTCGCTGCGAGTCGCACGCGATGAAGCCTACAAAAACGACAAGCTCACGGATGGCGACGCCTACGACCGCCGTTACCGAGAGGCACTCGATGCGCTTTCACTGATTCAGCAGCGCTACCTGAAAATCGCCGCCGAAGAAGGCAGTCTTGTCGAGGTCGCGATGATTGAAAGAGCCTTGCTTCCGCTGCTCACCACCGTCGTCACCAGCGGGATGCTGTTGTATGACAAAATCGGCCCGAAGCTCCGCGGCATCACCGATCATGCGGAAGGCCGCAAAATCTGGCGCACAGCCTGGATTGAGCATTGCAACGGCCTCCGCGAGGGGCGTTTCGCGCCAGTTCTGAACCTCGAAGCGCTCACGGCATGAAATGGCGTGACGTTCAAAACTGGACGATGGCCCTCATGATGCGGGCTTTTACGCTCGATCTGCCGGAGCGTGTCGAGGCGTGGGTGAAAAAGAACGTCAAGCTCACCAAAGAAGAGTCGAAGCAATTCCCCGGCTACTACGATCCCGACCGCTCGCCCACGGTCTCGATCCTGTTCGATTTCATCGAGTCCGATGACTACGACGAGTTCATCAATCCGAAGTCCTCGCAGCAAGGCATGACGCTCGGAGTGCTCGCCGCGCTGATGCACAAGATGAAGTTCAACCCGCAGGATGTCATCTACGCCATCAACAACCGCGAAGAAATCAAGCGCATCGGCGAGACCAGGCTCAAGCCGATGATCCGCAACTGCGAAGCGATCGCTTCACGGCTGCCGCAGTCCAAAGGCCAGATCGACGAGGACAAGCTGCAGAACATGACCCTCTACCTCAACGGCATGACGGTCTATCTCATCGGCTCGCAGTCGCCGGGCGCCGCGGCGAACAAATCCGCCGCCTGGGCTATTGTCGATGAGACGGATGAAACGCCCGAGGAGATGAAAGGCGGCGAATCGACCATTGTCGATCTTCTCCGCGATCGCTTGAAGCGCCAAGAAGGCTCGAAGCTGATCGTCTTCAGCAAGCCGCGCAATGAAGAAGATGTCATCTGGCCTGAGTTTCTTTCTGGATCTCGGCACCGATGCTTTGTGCCATGCCCGCACTGCAGCGGCGAGCTGCCGCCCGATGCCATACACGGCCCGCGCCTTCGCGCCCAATTGCAGATGCCACTGCCACGCGGCTATCAGACCCTTGTCCGCGCCGGGCTGCGTTACGAGCATTGCAAAACCGCCGAGGGCCGCTGGGACTACGATCTCATCCTTCGTGATACCTGGTATGAGTGCAACCAGTGCGGCGGCCGCATCGAGGAGCACCACAAAGAGTGGATGCTTCAGCACCGCCTCTACATCCCGACGAACACACCCGACGGCGCACTGCAGGACGATGGAAAGACCATCAAAGCGGACATCAGCGAGGACGGCCACGTCCAGCCCATCCCGCGAAAGCTCAGCTACCAGGCGGGCGATTTCTACGCGCTCCACTACATGCCGAGATCCACGCTCGGTCATCTCGCGTTGGAGATCGTCAGCGCCAACAACTCATCGAAGCGCAAAAAATTCCGCCGTTCCCGCGAAGGCCTGCCTGTGGGCCCCGAGAACCGCGACAACGCACGCACCATCGCCGATATTCGCGCCCTCCAGGGCCAGTTCGCCCGCGGTCACTGCAGCCGCGTGCCGCTCGCCATCATCATGGGCGTCGATGTGCAGCACTACGGCCGGAAATGGGTCAAGTGCGCCTTCTTCGAAGATGATTCCATGGAGCTGCTCGACTACGGCATCGTCTTCAAAGGCTACACCGGCCTCCTGGATGAGGCGCGAAAACCTGTCATCGTCGATGATTGGGGTGACACACCCGAAGACGAGCGCATCAATCCAGTCGTCGATTTCGCGCTTATCGACGAAGGCGACGGCCAGCGCACGAAATCCGTGCTCGAATTCTGCACCACCAAAGGAGCCTACCGCCTCTTCTACCCGGCAAAAGGGCGTGGTGGATCGCAAACGGCCTCCATGAAGGACCTTGTTCAAAAGCAGGCGCAGAACCGCTACAACCGCATGGCACTGCCGCGCTACATCTTCAATGCCGATGCTTTCGCGGAGGAGCTCTACGACGAGCGCATCGGCCAGGCCGCCGAGATCGCCGCGGCGCTGCGCAAAGGCCTCACACCGCCCGCCGGCCAATTCCGCATCTACCGGAATCCTGACAACGATCTCTGCGCTGAGCTCACCACGCATCGTCGGTGGACCGAAGACGACGAGAAAGAGCGCCAGCGAAACAAAAAAAAGCTCACGCGCCGCGGTCGCGTGCTGAAGATCGGCGATTGGTTCCGTGATGGCGGCCCCGATGACTGGGGCGATGCCGTGACCGAATGCCTCGCGGGCTGGTATAAGATCCGCGCCCGTTTCGGCATCGGACTCGAAGCACTGCATGCCGATGATGATGACGACGAAAACGACACCGACATTGACACCCCCGACGACTCCGATGCCTGACGACCTCCCAACCCCGGGCGAAGAAGCCCAGCGAGCGCTCGTCGCCTCGTTCATTGAACAGGCCAAACAAACCGGGCTCAAAGTGCGGTGGCACGATGAAAACATCGTCGTCATCGGCATCGTGAAACCGACACAGGAGCCGAACGCATAAGGTCATGGACACGGCACCCTCAACGCTAGAACTCGCCCTGGACGCGCCCGCCGTGTTCCATGCACCGTCTTGTTCGCCTTTGCGGGTTCTGGTGGCGTGCGAATACAGCGGAGCGGTGAGAGATGCCTTCCGCGCCTTGGGACACGATGCCATGTCCTGTGACCTGCTGCCGTCCGATGCCGATGGCCCGCACTACTGCGGCGACGTGCGCGACCTCATGGACTACCCGTGGGATCTGATGATAGCTCACCCGCCATGCACTCACCTGAGCGTGAGCGGTGCGAAGCACTTCGCGGAAAAGCGCAAGGACGGGCGGCAGCAAAGCGCCGTGAGCTTCTTCATGATGCTGGCTCGCTCACCGATCCCGAAAATCGCCATCGAAAACCCGGTCTGCATCATGTCCAGCATGTGGCGGAAGCCCGACCAAGTAATCCAGCCGTGGCAGTTCGGCCATGGAGAGACAAAGGCAACGTGCCTCTGGCTCAAGGGACTGCCCAAGCTCCAGCCGACGAACATCGTGGAAGGCCGCGAACAGAGAATCTTCAAGATGCCGCCGAGTGCCGACCGATGGAAGGAACGCTCGAAAACCTTCGCAGGAATCGCCGCTGCGATGGCTCACCAATGGGGCGGATTCCGTCAGGCGAACCGCTGAACTGTGCCGACCTGCGGGAGGCGAAGAAAAACCATGAAAACACCAATAGACTCCGACGCCGACCAAAGGTTGGCACCAGTGGACTGGTATGCGACCGTGCAACGTGTGGGCCGCATGACCGGGAAAGACGTGGCTGAGGCAATCGCCGCCAGTCACCCGACAGAGATGGAGGTGCCCGAAGTGTATGGCGCTGACGAACTGGCGATGGACCTCATACACGGACGGCACTCGAAACGCGAAATCGTGAACCTGCTACGGTGGGCACTCATGGGCTGCCCTTCGCATACCGCGGAGGTATCCGACAAATGACAGCCGCCCTACCGCTTCCGCTTTGCCCCAGTGCTCGCCCGGCTGGCATTTGTTCGGATCACCGTCTTGTTCCCCTGCGTTGGTCTGGAGCGTTGAAGGAGCGCCAGCCAATGCGACTGTTGCCACGCTGGAGGCTCGCGCCTGCCATCCTTCCAGTCGTAGGCCGTGCCACGCGGACAGTTCAAGGCGGCGATGATGTCGGCTGCGGTGTAGTCGGCAAGTTGGTCAGAGAAAGGCATGGCAGGAGTGTAGCCCATAAAAATAAATCGGCAATGCCGAAAATAGAGCTTGCGCAAAATCGGCATTGCCGACATAATAGCAGCACCATGAAACACACTGCTGAATCAATCGCCGCCTTGCCAACCGCAGAGATTCTGCCAGCTCTCGCCGCCCATTGGGAGGCGCTGACTGGCGAAGGAATGCGCTACTGGCAAAACACAGACACCCACTTCGAGATTTGTCGTGACCTGCGCGACATCGCGGCAATGGAGGCCGAGATCGCGCAGCGTAAAGCCGAGATCGTGAGCAATGCGAAAACCCTGCTGGCTCGCATGGATAAGGAGGTGGCAGCGTGAGTGAGGGACTAACACCACAATGGACCGTCTGGTGCGGGGTCTGCACGGCATGGAATCAAGTCAGCGGCACAAAATCGGCGTGCATCAAAACTTTCCGCAAAGAGGGGTGGGGGCTGGTTCCTGGCGGTAAAACGTGGGTGTGTCCGTCGTGCTTAAACAACATGCGCCGAAGTCCTAGCCACAACAATCAGCAGGGGAACCAAGAGCTCGCCGACTAGCGAGCCTCAGCGAGCTGAGTTCGGCGCAGCGGACGTTCGGCCCCTTTGACACCCCGCCGCCAACACATGGCGGACACACGACTCAGAAACAAATGGCTGCTCGACGCGGAAGACGCTGTCGGGACCGATCCAGACAAGCAAATCGAGTGGCTCAAAGCCAAGCGCCGCGAATACACCACCGCCATCGATGCCGGTGATTGGGAGACGCAAAGCGCCAGTGGTGAGGCCGGTTCGTCCACGTCGCGCCGTGGCATCTCCGATCTCACGCAGCACGACGCCATTGTTGCGGCCCTCCGCTTCCTCGGCGGCTCTGACCTCGGTGGCGGCTCTCTCCTTCAAGTCCAATTCACTCCGGGCGTCGGCTGATCATTCCGCATTCGCCATTCCTCATTCGTCATTCCAATGACCACCTTTCGCTCCCGCCTCTCCAACGCCATCGGCGCTTTGTTCGCCAAAGGGCCGCAAAACAGCGTCACCGGCGATTCTGCCTCCGCCCCAGCCACGCCCTGGGGCACCGGCATCACCGGTCGCGGCACCGAGCCCAGCGGCATGCCGACGAGGGCGCTGCAGGACATGAAGCCCATCGAGCGAAAAACCTCCATCGCTCGCTCCCGCTTCATCGCCAACCGCACCGGCCTCGGCCGCGCCATGATCGAAGGCAGCGGCCGCTACGCCATCGGCGAGGGCCTCGTCTCCTACGCCGCCACCGGCGATCAAGAGTTCGACGACTCCTGCAACCGCGTCCTCGATGCCCTCTTCGAGGCCAATGAGGACGATACCTGCATGGACATCGCTGGCGGTCGGAATTGGTATGAGATGCAAGAAGTCGTCGCCCCGGAAATGATGAAGGATGGCGACTGCGGCGCGGCAAAAATCCTCCGTCGTGATCTCAACGGCCGCGTCGTCGATACCCCCAAGCTCCAGCTCTTCGCCACCGATCAAATCAGCGATGGCCTCACGCCTTGGGCCCCCATCACGCCAGGTGCAAAGCAGAACTGGAGCGAAGGTGTTCTCCGTGATGAATTCGGCAAGGCCCTCAAATACCGCATCCAGCTCGATGCCGCCCCCGGCTATCCACGCAGCCCCATCCTCGGCGCGGCCATGAATGGCAACTTCGCCGAATTTGATGCCCGTGACTTCATGCTCGTGCTCGATCCGAAGCGCATTGGCATCGGCCGTGGCCTCCCCTGGACGCATCACGGCCAAAGCAGCGCCATCACCATGATGGATCTCAAGACGCTCGAAGAATCCGCCGCGTATCTCAATGCTTTTTTCGGGGCCGTCATCACCACCCCCGACGGTGAAATGCCCGAAGGCTTTGAAGGTGAAATCTTCAAACGCCGCGCCACCAAGACCGACGAAAAACGGACCACCGGCACCACCGACACCGAGATCATGCGCAAATACGCCAACTTCATGGGCGGTGCCTTGATCCCCGTCCTCAAAGAAGGCGAAAAGCTCGAAATGGTGAAGAGCGATCGCCCCTCACTCACCTTCACCGGCTTCATGGACTGGCTCGTCAATGACATCGCTTGGGGCTTCGGCATCCCGCCCTCCTTTGTGTGGGCCATCGCCGGCCGCACCGGCCCGGAGACCCGCTTCACGCTCTCGCAGGCAGATTGGTTCTTCAAATTCATCATGCGGCGCATGATCTCCCGCTTCTGCAAGCCCACGCGTGACTTCGTCATCCGCTGGGGCCTCCTCACCGGCCGCATCAATAACGGCCGCCCGCCCCGCAACGGCGCATCCCCCTTCCTCTGCCGTTGGCATGGCCCTCGCAAGATCACCATCGACGAGCGCTACTTCTACAAGACCTGGCTCGATCGCCTCGACAAAGGCCTCGGCACCGAAGAAGAATTCTACGCCGATCTCGGCCTTGAGGCCTCCGATGTCCGCCGCGCCCGCGTGCTCGAGGTCAAAGCCTGGCTCGATCTCTGCGAGGAACATGGAGTCCCCTATGAGCTCGTTCGCCAAAGCATGCCAGGCAGCAATCCCGCCGGCGTCTCCGCCCTCGATCTCGCCGATGCCATGCAGCAGAATTGAGGGTCGACACGTGTCGACCCCGTTTGTAGTTCGGGCTTTAGCCCGTTCCTGCGTGACATCTCGAGTCCGGAATTCCGGGCTCGAGATTTCCGAATGATCGGCACGTGCCGATCATTGGCCCCTGAGGTGGTTCCGGAATTCCGGAACCACCTCTTCTCACCGCCCTGCCCGCCTGACTGCAAAGCTGTCGGCGTGGTTTGACACCCGCCGCGCATCATGCGCCGCAAAGACCGCCATCTCCATCGTTCCACCGCCCTTGCTCCTTCCAATGCCCAGCCTCGCCCATGGGCGATCCGCAATGCCGCGAACGGCGTGCCGGTGATCGAGCTGTTTGGCGACATCGGCGTCTCCAAGGCCGGAGACCCCTGGTGGGGGCTTGAAGGTGGAGCCGGAACCTTCCAGGAGTTCGCCGCCGAGCTGAAGAAAATCGGCAACGTGCCGGAGCTGCGAGTGGAGATCCACAGCTACGGCGGCAGCGTCACCGTGGGCAAGGGTATCCACGACAAGCTGCTGGAGCATCCCGCGAACAAAACCGCCGTCATCTACGGCATCTGCGCCAGCGCCGCCACGTATGCGGCCCTGGCCTGCCAGAAGGTCCAAATCCCCGCCAACAGCTTCTTCCTCATCCACAACAGCTCGGGCGGATGCTGGGGAAATGCCGAGGACATGCGCCAGTGCGCCGCCATGCTCGATGTCGCCGATGATTCCATCGCGGCACTCTATGCCGCCCGCACCGGCAAAAGCCTCGAAGAAATCCAGGACATCATGGATGCCGACACGTGGATGGATGGCAATGCCGCCGTCGCCCTCGGCCTCGCCGATGAGGTCATCGAGCCCATCACCGTCGATCCTGAAAAGCTCACCGCGCCGGAGAACTACCGGCCCGCCTTGCTCAACACCATGCCGGAAGGTGCCCGCGCCTGGTTTGACATGTCCCGCATCTCGAACGCCGCCCGTGCGCCACTTCCCATGCTCAAGCCAAACACACCGCTCTTCAACGCCGCCACTGAAAGTCCGCCCGCTGGCGGCAGTGGCGCACCCGCTCAACCCGCCGCCGCTCCCGCAGCGCCCGCCGCTCCGGTCAATGCCGCTCCGGTCAATGCCGTGCCGCCTGCTGCTCCCGCCGCTCCCGATCTCGCCACGCAGATCACCAATGCGGTCAATGCAGCCGTCGCCCCGCTGCAAGCCGAGATCAAGCGCCTCACCGATCTCAGCAATCACGGCATCACCCCTCAAAACCTCGGCGGTGCTCAGCCTGTCGCCGCCGTGGCCACCGAGGCTCCAGCCAACACCATGAAACGCGATGAGTGGAGCAAGCTCTCCCCTCTCAACCGCGCCGAGTTCATCAAAAAAGGCGGCAAGCTCATCGACTGATTCTTCCTCCATCACTCCATCACTTCACCACTCCATCTCTTTTTCATGAAACTGTTCAACGCCCTCCTCACCATCGGCATCGTCGCCGCCATCCTCGTCCAGGCATCGTTCGGCCACATCGGCACCGCGCTGCTTTTCACTGTCGCTGGTGGTGCCGTTCTCTTCGGCATCAATGGCACGCCAGAAACTCGCGCCGCCGGTGCCTGCTTCGCCAATACGCTCACCAATCTCATCCCCGATTTCTTCGCCGCGCTCGATGTCGTGAGTCGTGAGATGGTCGGCATGATCCCAGCCGTCCAGCGTGATCCCCGTGCAGATCGCTGTGCCCTCAATGCCACCATGCGCAGCCCGGTCGCTCCGATCAATAGCGCCGTCGGGAATATCACGCCTGCCATGTCTATCCCGTCCGCTTCGGATCAAACCATTGCGAGTAAAACCTTCACCATCCAGAAAAGCCGCTTTGCGCCGTTCTCCTGGACGGGTGAAGAGCAGGGAGCCGTCGAAACAGGCGCGGGTTTCCTCACCATCCAGCAGGACCAGATTGCGCAGGCGCTCCGCGCACTGGTCAACGAAATCGAAAACGACCTTTGCGATTACGGCGCTCTCGGTGCTTCCCGTGCGTATGGCACCGCCGGCACCACACCCTTCGGCACCGCAGGCGATCTCAGCGATATTGCGCAGCTCGCCAAGATCCTCGACGACAACGGCGCTCCCATGTCGGATCGTCATTGCGTGCTGGGCACCACCGCTGTCGCCACGATGCGCGGCAAGCAAACCTCGCTCTTCAAAGTCAATGAAGCGGGTGATTCCAGCTTCCTTCGTCAGGGCTCGCTGGGCAACATCTTCAACTTTGATTTCCGCACCTCCGCGCAGATCAACAACGCCACCAAAGGCACCGGTGCCAGCTACCAGCTCAGCGCCGCCCTCGCGGTCGGTGATACCACCGTCAATGTGGATACTGGCAGCGGCACCATCCTCGCCGGTGATGTCGTTACCATTGGCAACCACAAGTATGTCGCCGCCACGGCTTTGAGCGGCGGTTCGTTCACGGTGGCGGCTCCTGGCATTCAGGAAGTCGTGGCTGACAACACCGCCATCACGGTGAACAACACCAGCCAGCGCAACCTCGGCTTCACCCGCAATTCCATCTTGCTGGGAACCCGCCTCCCGGCGCTGCCGCGGGAAGGAGACCTCGCCACTGACCGCGAGATCATCACCGATCCGCGCAGCGGCCTGTCCTTTGAGCTCGCCGTGTATCCCGGCTACCGCATGGTCACCTACCATGTCTCCATCGCCTGGGGCGTCGCCGTCATGAAGCCTGAGCACCTCGCCGTTCTGCTCGGCTAAGCCCTCCACGGCCCGCGTCACACCTCGTGACGCGGGCTTTCCCATTTCATCCCTCACTTTTCCCACGCCATGAAAAAAGCAGTCTATTACCTTGGCTCCAAAGCCCTCAAAGGCATCGTCATCGAAGAAGGCAAAAACGCCGATGGCCCTACCGTTACGCTTGCCAAAAAAGAAGGTGGAAAGCCCTTCATCTGCGGCGCTCCCGTTTCCAAAACGCCGCAGCCCGGCCATGCTGTCCTCGGTGACTCCGCCGATGCCGTCGATGCCGACGACGAGGCCGACGATCAAAGCGGCGATGAGCACGAAAAGCTCGATCCGTAAACCCCTTACCCTCAGCGGGTGCTTCCTCATCCGCTGTTGTTGGTGCTAACAGAACCCGTCGCGTCTTTGGTTGGGATCGCGGCGGGTTCTTTGTTTGTTGTTCACGCTTTAGCGTGTCCGGGCTTTGACACCCCGCTTCCCGCATGCCCGCCTTCGCGCCTCGCAGATCCATCCTCGCCGAAAAAGAGCGAGCCCAAGCCGCCCGCGATGAGCGGGATGGCATGCGCATCACCCTGGGCGGCCGCAGCTACCCGCAGGCCGAAGTATTCCTCGGCGGCATCAAGATCGAATCCCATGCCGATGGCAGCGGCTTCCGCCTCGCGCAGCGCATCGTCGTCAAGATCCGCAAGGCCCTCCTCAAGGCCGCGCCACCTCGGGACACGCTGCTCACCATCACCCCCGCCGGCAGCACCACCGGCATCGACTTCACCGTCCTCGAAACCACCGGCCAAAGCACCAGCGAGATCGCCCACGTCATCGAAGCCATCCGCCTCCCCCCGGCCCCGTAAATCAAAAATCATAAATCATAAATCATAAATTCCGAGATGCCCCGCTCCACCCCCAGCATCCTCGCCACCGATCTCCTCCTCGGCTACCTCCAGCATGCCGACAGCATCACCGCAGGCGTCCCCGATGAAGACACCCTGCCGAAGTTCCGCATGGACAGCGGCAACACCCGCCCCGCGCCCTGCCTCAGCCTCAACGGCATGGAAAGCAAAGACAGCAACGGAGCCCGCCGCGTCGTCACCGTCGTCGGCCTGCTGCCCTACCTCCTGCGGAATAGCGATGCCAGCAAGCCCACCGATACCGCCAGCCAGGCACGCACCCTCACCGCCGCCACCGCCGCCGGCTACATCGAGCAGCTCGAAGCCCGCCTGCGAGATCGCGCCTCCTTCTTCGCCTACTGCGGAGCCCTCCCCGAGGCCGACCGCGAAGGCTGGCAGATCATCTCCTACCGCACCCTCAAGCAACCCGAGATCCAACGCACCGAAGGCCAGGCCCCCAACGAAGTCACCCTCGCCCTCGCCGTCGAGCTCTCCTTCGCCTGGGCCGTCTAGCCCGTTCGTTGTTCACGCTTCAGCCCGTCCGGTTTTGACATCTCCACCTCATCGTCAGGCATCACTGATCTCTCATCCATAATCTCTCATCTCACCATGAAGCACCTCCGCCTCCTCGCCCTCACCGCCGCTCTCGTTCTTGGCATCGCCTCGCATGCACAAGCCGCCGATGTCACCATCACCGCCGCCAGCGTCATCCCCGGCCCCAATGCAGACATCATCACCGGCACCTTTGGTGCCACCGTCACCGCCGGACAAATCGTCTATCTCGATACCACCGCAGGAACCTGGAAGCTCGCCGATGCCGATGCCAGCGCCACCACCAGCGGAGCCGATACCAAGCTTGGCATGGTAGCCGGTGGCGGAGCCGCAGGACAGCAAGGCCGCATTATCCTCGAAGACGACAACCTCACCGTCGGCGGCACCCTCAGCATGACCGCCCCCATCTACGTGCTCAGCGGCACCGCAGGCGGCATCGCACCCCTCGCCGATCTCGCTGCTGGCGATTACCCCGTCGTCCTGCTCATCGCCCGCAGCACCACCAAGGCCGTCTTCAAACCCCTTCGCGGTCCCGTCGTCGTCTCCTCGTAGTCTGCCGGTTTCATCCTTCAACCTTCGTCCTTCATCCTTTCGCCACATGCACAAGCCCACCATTTATCAAGGCAGCGTCGGTCCCTGGAATGTGGACGAGCTCGCAGAATCCGGCCTCCTCACCGACAGCGTGAAATTCAGCCTCGACAGCGACGTGCGCAAAACCAAAGCCCACGTCTCTCCCGAGGCTCTCGACCAATACGTCCGCACCCGCACCATCACCCGCAGCCTGCTCATCGACATCGAAGGCGAAACAATCCTGGATGCCAACGGCCACATCACCGGCATCGCCAAAGCCTACGCCGGTATGAACCTCGCCGTCTGCGCCCACTTCGCCGCCGCCACCGTCGATGGTGATGGCACTGTTACCAAGGCCGCCGTCGAGCGTCTCGGCTTCACCCGAGATCCCGCCAAGCTCCTCCAGGTGGTCAAGCCCGATCTCGAACTCAGCCCCGAGACCGCCGCCAAGTTCAAGACTCAGCTCGAATACTTCCCGTATATCGCCCACACCGCCGCCGCCGCGTAACCCGCCCGCCGCTCACATCACCCCACCCCATTCACCACCCATGCGCCGCATGATCTCCCGCCTCACCGCCACGATCTGCGGCGCATGTGTTTGGGATGCTTGGCCCAAATCATAAATCCCAAATCATAAATCATAAATGCTTGTTCTGACCGATCTCCGCCTCGCCTCCTCCCTCCTCGGCCTCGGATTCCCTGGCACCCTGCATGCCACCGTCATCGCCGCCACCCGCGAGACCCGGGGCGAAGTCCACTTCGACGCCCCCTCGCCGCGCTTTCCGCAGATGCAGCCCCGCCAGCTCATCCAGCAATGGCGGGAATCCCGCTTTCTGCGGCCTCTGGCGCTCGATAGCACCGTCACCCTCCCTGCGCAGCCCCTGCATCCCTTCGCCGTCTCCATGCGGGCGCAAATGGCCTACGACGCCTACCAGAAAGCGCAGGCCGAAGGCGGAAACATCCTCGCCGTCCCCGTCCTGTGGAAACCCTCCCGCGACGAAGAAGAGCGCATCATCGCTTACGAAGCCAAGGTCGAGCCCCTCGCCGTCATGAGCCGCCCCCTGCTCACGCAGACGCTCGATGAGCTCCGCCTCGCCGCCGCCCTGCTCCCGCTCGGCTTCCCGCCTTATCGCATCCATGGCAGCGCCGGTCGGCACAGCTACGAGGTCCCCAGCATGGGCCTCCCCATCCACGACAGCAGCGGCCAGCTCGTCCAGCACGCCAGCGGCCTCCTCACCGCCTTCGCTCCCAGCGGCGAAAAGCGCCTCGCTCTCTTCGATGCCCAGCCCCTGCATCCCATGGTCATCGCCTACGATGCCACCCACGCCCGCGGCGAGCTCAAAAAAGCCATCCAAACCGCCAAGGCTAATCTCCTCCTCCAAAGCCAGGAGGACCTCGGCAAACAAGCCCTCATCACCCTCAACGCCAAAGGCCACGTCCACCGCCAGATCGAACGCCACTTCCGCGCCGCCCCTGGCAGCCTGGATGTATGACCGTGCTTCGCACGGAATGAGGAAACCAGAATGACGAAACCAGAAAGCACTTTAAACACCATGACCGAAAACGATCTCACTTTACTTCGGGAATCAGGCTGGTCTGCCGATGTTCTCACCGTCCTCACGCATCTCGGTTACCAGCTTGATGCTTACAGTCCAGTCACTGAGGTCATTGAGGTCAGCTTTGGGCTGCATCGTTTCGAGGTGCATCGCCAAGAAACCCCGCGTCACATTCGCCAAGCCATCTTCGATGCCGGTGTGAGGCAACACCAAAAACAAACCCGCGAAGCCTTCCAATCCCTCTTCACCGCCGCCGGCATGCAGCTCCGCTGATCCCTTCCTCATTCCTCATTCCTCATTCCTCATTCCCCTCCCATGCTCCCCCACCTCTTCTTCTCCACGCCCCTCCACCCTTGGTCCTCCCGCCGCGAGATGCTCTTCCTCGCCCTCACCAAGCACGTCGCTCAGTCCGGCGACATCCTCGCCGAAATCGAAAACCCCCTCGAACTCCTCCCCGTCCTCGAAGAAAACATCACCGCCGAACTCGCCAAGTCTCCCCCGTCTCAAAGTCTCCCCGTCTCCCCGTCTCCCAGTCTCGATTCCCTCATTCAATGGCCTCGCTTCGCCCGCGCCGCCGCCCGTGTTCTCTGGCTCGCGCAGCGCACCCCCGAAGAAATCCTCGCCCTGCGCAGCCTCGCCGACATGCAGGCCGCCATTGATCAATGGGCCGAAACCGCCCTCCCCGATGACCAGCTCATCGAAGCCGTCCGCCTCGCCTTGCTCATCCGCACCGAGCACAAAGACAAGATCGTCATCCCGCGCCCCGGCAAAGACGCTGCCAAGGCCACCGCGGGAAACTAGCCCTGCCCGGCGAGTGGGCGTGGTTTCACGCCCTCCTCGGCCGGGCCATGCCAGGCACCACCCGCCTCGAACGCGAATGGCACACCTCCCTCGCAGACGCCCATGAAGCCCTTCACGCCGCCGCCCTCCTCCATGGCGAACCCGTCATCTGGCCCGATCCCGCCCGCTCCCCCATCGGCCGCTCCCTCCGCGCCGCCGCCACCTTCATCCGCCAGATCCAGGCAGAGGGCATCGAGTGTGATCTATGACCCGGCTCCGCCCGGAATGATGAAACCAGAATGAGAAATGAGGAATCAATGACGAACAAAGAGCTCGCCGACCAGCGAGCCTGAGCGAGCGCCGTTCGGCGCAGCGGGCGTTCGCTCATCGTCACTCCAGTCAATGTCGTCAGTGAAGTCCCTTCATTCTGCATTCCTCATTGATTCGCTTCGCTCCCCTTCGGGCTCACTTCGTTCGTCTGTCTCGCTTCGCTCGGCTCTGGTTTCCTCATTCCCGCCGAAGGCGGGCCGGGGTTTGACTCCCGCCATCTCGCATGTCCACCGGCCTCATCACCATCGACAACGCCGGCTTCTCCGCCGCCCTCGCCCGCTTTGTCGCCACCTCGAAAAAAAGCAGCGTCGAGCTCATGCGCCAGCAGGCCCGCCTGCTTTTCGTCGAGGTGGCTAATGTCACGCCCCCGGCCGGGGGCAAGAGTGGAGCCACGCTCAAAGGCAAGGCCGCTGAAAAGGCCGGCCAGCTCGCCATCACCCGCGATTACCATCAGCTCTACGGCATGCCAGGGCGAGCCTATGGCGACATCCAGGCCAAGAGCCAACGCGCCGCCGATGCCTTCTGGTCCCACTTCAAACACGAGCGCATGCATGAGGCCGGGCAGATCGTCAAAAACGTCCTCGGCAAATCCTTCGTGCCTTTCGATGGCGGCAAAGCAGCTCGCGGCTTCCTCGGCAAAAAACGCCGGAAGGAAGCCCTCTTCTACATCTCCAATCCCGCCGCCCTTCAAGAGCACGTCCGCACCCTTCAAGAGCACGTCTGGTTCCTGGCCAGCGGCTGGGGCCATGCCCTCCGCCAGCTCGGAGCCCGGCTGCCTTACGGCATTGATAAACACGCCGCCTCCCCCGGCTTCCTCCGCGTCAAAATCACCGACCAGGCCATCGAGATCGCCATGGTCAACGAAGTCCGCTACGCCCGCCAGATCAAGAAATTCTCCGAGCAGCTCGCCTTCGCCATGAAAGTCCGCGAAGGAGCCCTCACCCGCCGCTACGAAGCCTGGCTCGCCGCCCTCGCCAAACGCGGGCTCAAGAGTTCGTAGTCCCCCCCGCCTGCAACGCTTCGCGTAGCAATGCGGGCAGGGGCCCTGCCCGCCTGACTGCGAAGCTGTCGGCGTGGTTTTGACATGCGCCGCCCTCAAACGCCCGCCCCATGTCTGTCGCCTCCATCGAAGCCGCCCTCCGTCTCGACATCGCCGAGCTTCAACAAAAGCTCACCCTCGCCAACACCGAGACAGACAAGTGGAAAGCCAGGCTCGAAACGGCTGGCGGCAAAGGCTCCCGCGCCATCGACGACGTCTCCCGCGCCTACGGCCGCCTCATCACCGCCCAGCAAGCCTCCGGCCGCATCATCAGCGCCAACACGGCCATGTTCCTGCAGGCCGAAAAAGCCGCCACCGCCGCCGCCAAGGCGCAGAGCGGCCGCGCCGGTCGAGGCATGGCCCTCGGTGGGGCCGCCATGCAGGTCCAGGACATCGCCGTGCAGCTCCAAATGGGCACGAAGCTCTCCACCGTCCTCACCCAGCAGGGATCGCAGATGCTCTCCATGTTCGGGGCTGGAGGAGCCGTCATTGGCGGTCTCATCGCTGTGGGCGGAGCCTTCTACACCATGGGGCAGGCCGCCCAGAAAAGCCTCACCGAGACCATCACCGGAGCGCAGACCCTCCGCGCCGAGATCGAGACCCTCGCCCAAGGTGGCAGCATCGAAGAGATCACCGCCAAGATGAGCACCCTCGGCAGCCGCAGTGCTGCCGCCCTCCAGGAGGCCGCCACCGTCACACAGGGCTGGAAAGGCTACTTCACCGAGCTGCTCGCCCTCGTCGGTGGTCCCAGTGGCGATGAGGCCTTCGCAGGCCAGCAAAAAGCCATTATGGCCGGAGCTGAGGCCCGCCAGAAACTCGAAGCCGCCGCCGTCGCTGCCTCCGCCCGCCAGCTCGAAATCGATCGCCTCCGCGCCACCGGCCAAAACGATCTTGCCGATCAAAAAGAACGGGAAGCCCAGCTCGCCCGCGAGATTGCCCGCATCGAAGCCGCTGGCTACTCCAAGCCCGTCACCGAGCAGCTCCGCGCCGATGCCTACTCACGCATGGGCATCGCCGGCATGGGAGCCCCCTTCGACCAAAAGAAAGCCCAGTCCGAAATCACCGCCTTCAAAGAGCAGCAGGCCGCCGCCGAACTCGCCGCCCTCGATCCCGCCGCTCGCCATCTCAAGCTCACGCACATGCAGCAGGAAGTCTTTGCCCGCATGGATCAAGAAGGCGGGGCCTTCTTCGACAAATCCCTCGAAGGCATGCAGGCCTGGATGAAGTCCCTCGAAGGCAGCCCCGGCAAGACCAAGGAACTCCTCAACGTCACCCGCATGCTCAAAGAGGCCCTCGACCTCGAAAAGCAGCGCCAGCAGGCCAGTGACGAAGCCGGGGCGAAAGTCGCCGCCGATGTCGCCGCCGCGCAGCAGGCCAATACCCTCACCACCAGCTCAGACGCCGGACTGCAGGGCCTGCCACCCTCCTTCACCGCCAGCACCGGCTCCACCGCCGCACCGCCATCCGGTGCATCCACCGCCCCGCGCCGCCGCGCTCGTCTCATGGGCAGCGCCGGCGGAGGCGGTCTCAATGGCTTCTACCGCATGCAGCAGACCGCCTCCCAATGGGAAATGCTCCAGCGCGGCCCCTCCGCCTGGTCTGCTCTCCAGGCAGGCCATGACCAGCACAGCATGGGTCTCGCAGGGAATGTCCGCAGTGCCGCCAGCGCAGCCGCTGAAAAGCAGGACCGCAAACCCTCCGATCCCACCGCCATCCTCACCGAGCTCCTCAAAGTCACCCAAAAAGGCCTCCTCGGCTCATGACCAAATCATCAATCACAAATCATAAATCATAAATGATGAAGCCCCTCGTCATCCAAGGCCGCCGCGGCCTCTTCCAGCTCTCCGATCCCCGTCCCGTGCTCACCCGCTCGCAGACCTCCATGGATCGCCTCACCGACCGCTGGAGCATGGACTACCACGACGATCTCAGCGAAGGCCAGTCGCATCCAAAACACCCCGGCCTCATTCTTCGCCAGTTCGCCGCGGAGGAAGACGTGCCCGCCCTCATCACCGCAGACAGCCGAACACCTGGCATCTACCTCGCCGATTGCGAGTGGGAGGGAGCCTATGACAACGACAAGCCCGAAAAGATCATCGGCACCAGTGAGACCCGCCTGCTGAAGCCGCAGTGGGAGACCTTCACCGAGGGCCGTCTGAGCTATCACGCCATGCCCAAGGCCATCACCGGCACCGCCAGCACCGATGTCATTGATTGCCCCGCGCATGGCCTCACGGATGGCCGCCGCGTCGCCTTCCTCGATCTCACTGGTGGCGCAGGTCTCACCGGTCAAAGCACCAGCGCCCTCGCCACGCCCTACTACGTCATCAGCGCCACCGCCGATACCTTGCAGGTCTCCACCACCGAAGGCGGAGCCGCCGTCAATTTCAGCACCAACATCACCGCTGGCTACCTCGTCCCCGTCGAGTATCTCCCCGGCTCCGCGCATCCCACGCTCCCGCAGATGTTCCTCGACAACGTCAGCCTCAAGCGCACCGCCGAGGATGTGTGGCACCAGGCAGACTGCACCTACATCGGCCAGCGCACTCCGCGGCCCTACCACCGCATCATCACGGTCAACGGCCAGACCGTCAGCAGCTCCGTCCCCATCCAGATCCTCCTCACCGGAGGCTGGACCGATTACCTCTACACCAATTTCAGCCTCCCGCGCATCGTTGTCACAGACACCTACGTCACCACCAGTGCGCCCGCCACGGGAGACTTCCCCGCCTTCGCCACCCCGCCGAATGCGCCTTCCGTCATGTCCCTCACCTTCACCGGCACCGACTTCATTTTCAACTACCCCTACGGCTGGACCCTTCAAGCCTCTGACACCATCGACACCCTCTCCAGCGGCATCACCCTCAACATCGTCCGCAACGTTTACGAATTCGTCTGGCCCGCCCTCCTCAAGTGATGCGGGCCTTCCTGCCAAATCATAAATCACAAATCATAAATCATAAATCCTGATGCTCTCCACCTACCGCACCGCCCTCGCCGCCGCCCTGATGCTCCCCATCGAGCACGTCGAGACCAGCACGGAAGCCTCCACCGGCCGCCACACCGTCCGCGTCTCCACCAGTGATGTCGAAGATCCCGCCGTTTTCCTCGCAGCCCACAAGGCCGCCATCGGCACCATTTGCTGGCCCGTCTTCGCCACCCACCTCACCGCCGATGGCTACCACCAGCTCAAGCTCATGCCCCACACTCAGCCCGCTTGACCTATTGACCTCTTGACCCCTTGACCTTTTGACCCCTTGACCCCTTGACCCCTTGAACTCCCCCAAATCCACTGAGTCCAAAAAGCTCGTCGTCGGCCGCGAGCCCGAAGGTGTAGCCCCCAAGCTCAAGTGGCTCATCCGCGTCATCCATCGCCTCGCCGCTGCCTCCGGCATCCAGCTTCAAATCATCGGAGCATCTCGGGCCAGCACCGATCAAGACGGCCTCACGCAAATTCAGCTCGCTCGCGGCGGCACATCCTCCAGCGAGATCGCCTTCACCATCCGCGACGACTACAGCATCGTTCCTGGCACCATCAACGGCACCATCATGCCATTGATCGGCAGCACCCGCCTTGATGCCTCCACCCCGCCCAAAATGACCGGCGTCAGCACCGGCACGCACTACGTCTTCCTCAAACTGGAATTCACCATCACGATGACCGATGGCTATCTCTCAGCCTGGTCACTCAGCCAGGGCAACGTCACCGTTCACACCTCCACCAGTGCCAGCCCCGCTCAGGACAACGACACCAAATACATCCTCATCGGCACCATAACCGCAGGCGTGCCCTCCAACACCTACGCCAATCGAAGCCCCATCCCTGTGACGCTGTGGGACAACGGCTATGACAGCACCCTCCTCCGTGTCGGCAACCTGTGATCCCTCCTCAACGCCATGATGCGAGATCGCAACAGCGCCCCGGATACCAGCTTCCCATTCCGGCCGTATTACCATTGTCCCGCCCGCCTCGGCACCATCTCCACGTGGCGGAATCCTCGCGGCATCCGCATGTGGTGGCGTGGTCGCTGGGACGATGGCACCACCTCCACCAGTTACGGCAGTTTCACCAATGATCTTCCCTCGCATGTCGGTGGCACCATCACCGATGGGGATACCCTCACCGTTTACATCGAATTGACCGGCCGCGTCATGCCCTTTGATTGGTATTTCATCGAGCGGCGCATCGTGAGCGGCACCATCACGGATGTCCCACACACCATCAGCGTCACCGGGCCCGGCGAGATCACCTACAGCATCACCGCGCCAGCCGGTGGCAGCGCCACCGTCCTCTCCGGTGGCAACCAATTTCAGTTTAACCTGCCCGACAACTGATCCTCATGATCCTTCGCGAAGATCCCGGCTGTGCCACCCACCTCCAAGGCCACGACGCCCTCGGCCGTGCCTTCAGCCTCACCCACTTCGCCGGGCACGAGTTCATGTGCCTCACCCCTCACACCACCGCCCGCAGCCTCCACCTCAGCCGCCATGAAGCCGCCACCGTCTCCCGCGTCCTCGCCCACTTCGCCCAGAACGAGCGGCTGCCCACGCGCAGCGTCGGCGAGGATTGGAGCATTTGAAGTGCTCCGCGCCTTCCTCGAAAAACAATGGGATGCCATTGACGCACTCGAAGCAATGACGAAACCAGAATGAGGAATGATGAATCAATGACGAACGCTGAGGTATCAGACCGCCCATCATGAAAACTCCCGAATTAAAACATACGCCTTCGGGCGGTTCTGATCACCGTCTTGTTCTCCTCTGGCTTCGCTTTCGGGTGTGGCTCCGATGGAGGCTCTGGCGCGGCAAGGTCTGCCCCGGAACTGGCAAACGCTGCAAGGCGATGAACTGCAACATCTCTCCCGACAACTGCTATGTGACCTACGCAAAGTGGAAAGAGGAGAACGTCAAACGCAGCGAACCGGCTGCGCAGGACTCCGCTACATGACAGACCAACTCCAGCCGGTTCGCTGCCGTGCTGTGTTCTCCGACGATTTACCCATGACTAAAGCTGAACTAAACGACATGCCCAAAGCCCTGCGATTGATCGCAGACGGCATCAAGGCTCCTGACCACGTGCCCACAATGTGTCTTCGCGATGCTGCCGCCATGATCGAATCACTCCGATGGGCAATCGAAACAACGATCATGGAGAACCTTCACTTGGCCGATGGCGACAACTGCACGCTCAAGAGACTTAAGGACGCGGTGAGCTTCTCGCTGCCTTCGGAGAACAAAGAGCTCGCCGACCAGCGAGCCTGAGCGAGCTGAGTTCGGCGCAGCAGACGTTCGACTGCGAACCTTCATCCTTCCTCATTCTGGTTTCGTCATTCCCGCCGCAGGCGGGCGGGTTTTGACACCCGGCATCCCCCGATGCCAAACATCGTTTATCTGGACACCACGAACCGCGTCGCACGCGCCGGCTTGACCGGCACCGGCACACCCAGCGTTCACGCCACGCTCCTCACCCGGCTCGCCATCACCGCCCGTTTTTTCGCGGAGGGCACGCAGCACGAGATCGATGTCGGCACTGCCAAATGCGTCATCAAACCCAAAGACGCCCCCTCTGGCACGCCCGCCCTCATCGACACCTCCGCCGTCCTCACCGGCACCGGAGAAGAGGCTGAATACCTTTTCGAGTGGACCAATGCCGATAGCGTCCGCCTCCGCGCCGTGCTCGATGAATTCTCCGAGCCTTGGCAGCCCTTCGAGATGCGGGCCGAGATCGAATACGAGCTCGATGGCGAGATCGGCCGCATCGCCTTTCCGCTTCTCTTCAACACCGCCTACAACCGGCCCGAAGATCCCGCTCCCGAAGCCACCGCCGACAGCTCCCTCACCTGGCTCGCCCTGAATGCCATCCGCTACTACCCCAGCATCACCGGCCTCACCGGCGGAGGCAGCACCAACCTCGACGGCATCCCCACCACCACTCTCGCCGCCCGCACCTTGATCCACATCATGCGCAGCGTGGACAGCATCGAGCGACTCGAGACCTGGCGTCTCGCCTCCTCTACCGATGCCGAGGATGCCGCTTCCGGCATCGTCCGCCCCGATGACTACCACGCCTCCACCAACGCCAAAGTCTGGAAGCAACTCGCCTAACCTTTCCCCTTCATCATCACCATGCGCCTTCGCATTCTTCTCACTTCGTCCTTCCTCATTCTGGTTTCGTCATTCCCGCGCAGCGGGCTCGCTCAAACCACCAACGTCACCAAGCTCACAGCCAACGACCGCCTCACCGGCAGCCTCAAAGTTCCCAGCGGCAAAACCCTCACCGTCGAAAGTGGCGGCACCCTCAACGTCACCGGAGCCACTCTCACCGGCTTCCCATCCCCCTCGTCCGCATGGGCCGACATCACCGGCAAACCCACCACCCTCTCCGGTTACGGCATCACGGACGCCGCCCCCCTCGCCTCACCCACCTTCACCGGCACCGTCACCATCCCCAGCGGTGCCAGCATCAGCGGTTACCTCACCACCGCCAGCGCATCGAGCACCTACGCCCCGCTCGCCTCACCCACCTTCACGGGCACCGTCACCATCCCCAGCGGAGCGAGCATCAGCGGCTACCTCACCACCGCCAGCGCAGCCAGCACCTACGCCCCGCTCGCCAGCCCCACTTTTACCGGCAGCATCACCGCCAATGGCACGGGCGGAGCCATCACCACGGTCAACGCCACCGGCATCAGCGTTCTGGTTGCCGGTAGTAACGCAGGCAACCAAC